CTCCTCTGCCTGCTTCCCGCGAGGGCGGGGGTGAGGGCCTTGACACCGGCCTCCGTGGCCGTCCACGAGGGGGAGACCGCACCGCTGTAGGACAACGGCACGAAACTCACCTGTACGGTTTTGCTCTTCACTATGGAGCCACCCACCCTCGCCGAGACGAAGACCTCCGTGGTGGCCGTCAGTTCCATCTTGAGGGAGGTCTTGCTGTCAAGCTCGGCCTGGGTGTCCCCCCTGAAATACAACGCGTCGGGGACTACCTTGTCGTCCCCCCGCTTCACGGTGACGCTGAAGACCACATCCTGGCTCGTGCCCTTCCGGAAGAGGGTGACCGGGGTGGAGAGGCTGACGCTCAACGGGAACACCTTGTCCAGCAGCCTGTCGATGTCCGCCCTGTTTTCCCGGATATCGTCCCCCACCCCGGTGAGGAACTCCTCCCTCTTCTTCTCGGCGGACACACGCGCCTCCTCGGCCTTGGTACGCCCTTCCTCGTTCTCCCGGCGCGCGGCCTCGTTCTTCTGCCTGGCCTCCTCGGCCTTGGCACGCCCCGCCTCGTTGTCCTCCCTCTTCTTCTCTGCGGACGCGCGCTGGAACTCGGAGAGCATGCGCCCCGCCTCGTTCTTCTGGCGCGCGCCTTCGTCCTTCTGCCTCTCGGACTCGGCGGACGCGCGCGCCTCCTCCGCTGACTGCCTCCCCGTCTCGGCGGCCACACGCTGCTTCTCTGCCGACTGCCTGGCGGTCTCTGCGTCCTCCACCTCCTGTATGCGCTCGTTCATCTCCCCAAGATTGGCCACCCACTCGCTAAGGGGCAGGGAGGTCAGACCCAGGATGACGGCGAGCTCATAGGCGGACAGGCCGTCGTAGCCGTAGGTGGCCACCGAACTCCTCAGGGTGACCTCCACCCGGGAAGTCTCCGAGAACTCCTCCTCATCGGCGAGGGCGGTCAAGCCCACCACATCGTCTATCTGGGAGCGAAGCATGTGCCCGCATGGGGGGAGGTTGTTGCGCACAGGAAGGCCGTAGGGGTGGGAGCCGGGCTTGAACCACAGGGCAAGCAGCCCGTACACACCCTCGTCCAGGCCCTCGGGCAGGGTGGCCTTGATGAGGTTCCCTTCCAGGGTATAGACAAGGGGCACCTGCTCCCTGTCACGGATGAGAAACACAAACAAGGAGGCGCGTCTGAAATCCTCCCTGAGTCCGGACGAGCCCCTGGTTATCTCCCAGGTGATGTCAATCCGCTGGTTTGTGCCTATATGCTTCATCTTCCTTCTGTATTAACGTATCGCAAAATTAGTGATTGGGAAAACCGCTCCTTGACGATTTGTCAAAGACCGCACCTCCTGGCCAATCTCCAGACGAGGGACAGGACGGACACGGCAAGGAGCACCATGGCCACGCCGCCCCAGTCCTGCTTGGCGCGCTCCCACCGGTTCAGCGCGCGCTCCACCGGGTAGGGCTTCGGGACACTGTCCGTCCTCACGCGGTACAGGGTGTCGCGGACCTCGCGCAGGGAATGACGGGTGTGCCACCTCTCCATCCAGACGGTGTCCTTGCCCTCGCGCACATGCACGCTGTCATGCACCCACACACTGTCCGAGCGGAGCACCGTCCGCACGAGAGTGTCCGTGTGCCACCCGACTGCGGGGACGTACTCGACGCGCCGGCTGCGGCAAGCGCACAGGACGAGCGCGCACAGCAGGAGAACTACACGACCCCTGCCCATCGCGCCGCCTCCCACGCCCTGCGCCTCACCAGCCCTGGCAATCTCTTGCCGCCCGCCTTCACCCAACGCCCGAACTCGTTGTATATGGAAGGGTCTCCGGGGTCGTCCAGTATCTTCTTGGCCAGGGTGCTCTTCTTGAAGTTGCCGAGACCCACGTTGTAGGCGAAACTGACGATGGCATCCCACTGGTTGTCGGTCAGCCCCGTGCCGCCCAGGAAACGCGAAAGCGCGCCCTCCTCGGCTTCTATGAACTCCTCCAGGTCTTTGTCGGCCTGCTCACGGGTGATGGTCATGCCCATGCGCACACCGGAAGTCCTGCCGTAGCCGATGGTGGGTATGCCCACCGCGTCCCGGTAAGCCTTGAGGCGGCATCCCTCGAATTCCTTCAGCTTCTCCAGCGCCTCTCTCGTAAATCTCATCGCTCCTCCTCTTTTTCTGTTTCTGCCCTGTAAATCTTACCGCCCGCCACACCGCTGCCCAGGTAGCGCACGATGGCCTGCGCGATCTCCTCGGGGTCGGCGCGGTGCCTGGCAATCTCGTTGGCGAGGTGCGCGACCTGGCGGAGCTCGCCCTTCTCCTTGCCGCTCGCGGGCTCCATGATGCTCTTCACCTCTATCACGCCCACAAAGAAAGCCCCCGCGAAAGTGAACCAGGGGAACAGGGGCCACTGCCAGGAGGCGTAGTTGTTCAGATACCACAAGCCTATTATCTGCATGCTGTCCATGAGGAACAGGGCAAGCAGCATGTTGTAGTACCGCCCTATCTTCTGGACGGTGCGCTGCCACCCGTTGCTGGTGATGACCTCGCCGCGCATCCGCGCCTTGCGGATGCCCGCCCAGAAGTCCGAGGCTATGAACAGCAACGGGAGTATCATGATGACGCACTCGATGAGCAGCATGGCCACCAGTTGCTCGGCGTTCTCCGCGATCATGCCTGGCCTCCTTCCTCACGTTTCGCCTGGGACTGCACGCCCATCAGGGAGCAGGCCATGTTCAGCAGGTCATCGGCGTGCGGGTCGTTGAGCATCACGAGAACAAGGCCCGCGAGGTAATAGACGTAGGCATCCACCAGCCTGTCGCTCACCGACACGCCCTCCGCACCCGTCGCGTCCGTGTCAAGCGCGCCCCTGTAGACCATGTACTGCACGCTTACGGAAGTGTCCGCACGCACCAGGCTGTACAGCTCTATCTTCTTGTCCGCGCCATAGTCGCACAGGAAGGCCACGGGACGTTCGGGGGTCCCGCAGGCATAGGGGTCCGACTGCTTCGCGTACTCCGGGGAGTCGCAGTCCCCCAGTTCCGAAAGCGCTCTCGCCCAGCCGCCCACATGTATGCTCTTCAGACGGCTGAACCCCGGCACGGGCACCACAGCGCAAAGATACCCGCCCCCGACGGGTGCCGCGTCGGACACCGCCGACACCGTCCTGTCCGCATCGAGAAGGCCGGCCTCCGCCGTCCCGTGGACGAAGTTGAGGGCCTCCAGGGCGCGGGACCTTATCAGCCCGTCAAGCTCGGACTCGTCCGCGCCCGTGTAGAACTCCGACTCGTTCACCTGTGACTCGTTGAGCGTCTGACGCACACGGGACACAATATCGCCTACAGCCAGGAATGTCATGCGCGCCTCAGTATCTCAGGTTCGGGAACTCCACGTTGTACTGCTCCATCAGCGTCTTCAGGTCTCCCTCGCCCGTCACGTTGGCGCCGAGCTGGGTGAAGTAGAGGAGCGCGTCGTTCACGCTCTTCACCTTGACTATCTTGCGGGGCTTGGACTTCTCGTTGGCAATGCGGGCGCCCACGTCCCTGGTGTTCTCCGAATAGCTCTGCTTGAGAATGTAGAGACTGCCGAAGCGGGGGTCACGCTCCAGGGCGTCCTGGACGAAAAGGTTGTCCGTGACCAGGCGGGCACGGTTGCGCCTCTGGTCGCCGCCCTTGAAGGTGGCCATGACAACCTGGCCCAGGTAGGGGACACGGATGGTCATCGCGTCAAAGCGTGAAAGCTCATATATTTTCAGCATACCGTCACTAGTGTTTTGTTAAAATCCCAGAAGACCCGCCCCGTAGTTAGCGAGACGGGCCTTCTTGCTGTTGTTGTCCACCGCAGGGCATCAGCCCACGAAGATGCTCTTTCCCGAATAGGGCTTCCAGTCTGTGCCGTCATACTCGTACAGGCCCATGGGCTTCCCGCTCTCGTCACTGATGAGGTACACGATGTCCCCGGTGGCGGGCGCGGTCACGTCGGCCAGGGAATTCACGCTCTTCAGCACGGCGTCCAGGGCGCTGAGCTTGTAACCGCCGACCAGGGTGCTGGGGCCGACTATCATGGAGTTGAAGGTGTCCAGCTTCACGCAGTCGTCCTTGATGTAGTACTGGGACTTGGCCTCGCGGACCTCGCCGCCCTCGCCCTTCTCGTGGTTGATGTTGATGGTCTTGCCGGCCTGGTAGTAGAAGTGCTTGGCCTCCTCCACAGAGAAGATGAGGGCGCACTCGCTGTAGCCGAGGTCGTTCAGGCCATACTCGTGCACGAAATTGAACTTGCCGAAGTTGCTCTCGAAGGAGGTTATCTTGATCTTCGTGCTCTCGTCGGTGTAGTTGCGCACCGTGTACTCCTTGTGCTTGGAGAAGTCGATGTTCAGCAGGCGCTGGATGAACTTGGTGCCGCAGTAGGCGGTCAGCTCGTTGGGCGTGTCGTACTTGCCGCACAGCATGGCCTGGATACCGATCAAGTCCTCGAAGTCTATCTGGCCGTCCGTCAGCTCGTAGCCCAGGCGCAGCTGGCGCATGATGCCGTTCTCGGTGTAGCAGGTCTCGGTGCCCGTGCGCTCGTTGTGCTTGTAGAACTTCGCGGGGGCGCTGATGAGCATGGAGCGGGTGCACTCCCTGCGGAACATCTCCAGAGACCAGTCCTTGATGTCCTGGACATTCCAGCGGGCCTTCTTCTTGATGCGCTCGAACAACTCCGTATAGGTGATGGCGCACACCTTCTTCTGCAGATAGCAGACGGTCTCGATGGGGATGGCGTTGTTGGGCTCAACCTCCACCTCGCTCTCGCTCAGGGCGGGGGCCATGGGGAAGAAGGTCGTGCCTGCGGGAATCTCGGGGACCGTGGTGGTGGGGTCGCTCGCGCTCTTCGCAGGGCCGTTCAACGCGCGCACGGTGATGCCCGTCGCGCCCTTGTCCACGACAAAGAGGACGAGGGGGGTGTTGTCCTTCACCTGGCCCTTGTAGCCCAGGGGGGCGCCCACCATGATGGTGGCGTTGCGGCGGATGAGCTTCCAGTCGTTCTTGGCTATCTCCGCCGTGGTGAGCGTCGCCTCCTCCTCACCGCCCGCAACCTTGGCCAGGCTGGTGAACTCCATGACGGCCTCGCCTACCTCCCAGTTGTTGGGCTCCTTGGTGTCAACCTTGATCTGCCTTGCCTTACGCAGAATGTCGGTGTGCAGGGGAAACCGGTAGGCGCGGAACTTGCTCACATAGTCGTCTATGTGGTTCTCCGTGACGCCGGCCTGGTCGAGGGCACTGCCCGTGGCGGCCGCGCTCTGCTGGTCAAGACCCTTGCGGGGACTGTCCGGGGTCGCGCCCTCCAGGGGGGTCCCCTCGTTGGGGTCGCTCTTCACCGCGTCCCCCGTGCCGTCAGGGTCGGCGGTCGTGCGGCCCACATCGTCCAGACCGATACCGGCCATGGCCATGCCGCCCCCCAATATGGCGGCGAAAATACCCAGCAACAGCGCCAGCAAATGGCCGGGCTTGAAATAACAACTCTTGAATCGTTCCATACTTCTATTGTCTGATTAGGTTAAACTCTTGTCGGTTTGCTCCATGATGCCTTTCGTCAAACTCCCTCGTCCTCGTCCCCGGCGAGGAACATGTTCCTCTCTCGCCTCTGCCGGGGCTCGGGTCTCCTGACGGGGGCCTGCCTGCCGGAGACACGCTCGCGGCTCGATTCCAGGTTTCTCAGCCGGTCGTCTATCTTCTTGCTCAGCCCGGCGGCCATGCCCTCGTCGTGGGCCTGGCTCACGTCCCGGTCATGGCTCTCCCCCTTGGCCAGCAAGGCGAAATACCCGGGGTCGAGTATGCCGTGGACCATGTCGTCCATGCACTTGTACATCTTACCCACTATCTCCTGGGTCTGCGCGTCCGTCAGCCCCATCTCCTCCGCCTTCGCGCGGATGGCCTCCACGCTCTTGGGCATGTTCTCGGCCATGGCGCGGTCTATCTCCTCGTTCTCGGCCTCGCGCTCCAGGTAACGGGAGTGGGCCTCGGCGAGCCTGTCCGCGTACTCGGGGTCGTCCCTCAGGGCGTCCAGGTCCAGGCCGCGCTGCTCCGTGAGCCAGATTATGGGGTCGAAGTCGTCCTGCTTGCCCGCCGCTATTATCATGTCCCGGAAGGCCGGGCTGGCCTTCATGCGCTCGGAAAGCCGCCTGCTGTTCCTCTCATACCCCTCGTACTCGTCGAAGGCCTTACCCATCTGGTCGTAGTAGGCGTCCTCGTCGTCCAAATCCAGGTCGGGATAACGCTTGCCCATGCGTCCGCGGAACTGGTCGCGCTTGCTCCCCTGCCGGGAAGAGGGGGAGGCGGGGACGTTTGTCTGCTTTGCTGTCTTGTATGCCATACGTGACTGGTTTTAACTTGTTTTCCGCACAAAAGTAAGCCCTTGGAAGCCCGGTGTTTGACATTTTATCAAAAACGTTTTCTGTGACCACGTTGCGGGCGTTACTTCGCGGCAAGTTAAAAACACCCGCAATGCCAAGAGAAACAACAAGCTACAGAGACGCGAGGGACGAAGCGCTGTACAAGTGCTTCAAAAGGGCGCTCCGCTCAAACCAGGGGCTCTCCGAGAACGAGGCCCTGCGCATAGCCCTGCGGGAGAGACAGCCCCGGCTCTGGCTGTCCTTCCACGGGGTTTACAGGATCGTGCTGCGGATAGCGAAGGGGGAGCACAAGCCGCAGAAACACACCGCGAGGAAAGACGCGGTGAGGCACATCCTGAGAAAGTACCTGCACCTCAGGAGGCAGCCCGCGTTCCGGGACTCCTCCTGCCTGCTCCTCACCTCGTTCATCATGGCCGAGCCGTCCGAGGGGTTCATGCTGTCCCTGTCTTACGCGAAACGGATAATATGGCGGAAACGGAAACAAAGGCAAAACCTGTGGAGAAGGCGCGCGGCTATCTGATGGCCGCGCTGCTGGGCGCGTGCTGCCTGCTCGCGCCGGAGGCGTACGTCACGGAAGGCACAGGCCCGGCCTGCGCGGCACTCTACCACTTCACACACGCCAACGCCTGGCACCTGGCACTCAACGCACTCTTCATCCTCAGGTTCAAGCCGAGGTGGAAAAGCACGCTCTCGGGGTGGCTGTGCGCCTCCCTGGCCGCGCTGTGCCCGTCCGCCGCGTGCGGGGAGCCGACATGCGGCATGTCGGGCATGTGCTATGCCATGGCCGCGCGGAGCGACGTGTGGCACGGAAGCCCGAACCCCTGGCTCCTGCTCAGCAACATACCGCTGGCCCTGACAGGGCACTTCAACTGGAAAATCCACCTGTTGTCTTACTCAATCTCATACGCACTATGGAGCATAATACACAGAAAATCAAACTCAAGCCCGCCATGTCGCGGACAAGGACTGTCCTGGAAAAGATGGAAAAACAGAGGGAGGACGCGGAAGAAGTGAGGGGGAACGCGGAAGCCTTCAAGGCATTCTCCGAGGAACCGCCGAGGAGGAAGAAGAGGGCCCCCGTGCGGACACGGGAGGAAAAACTCATGCCCACACGCCCGAAGCAGACGGAGAGGGAAACGCCCGGACATGCCGATTTTTCGCTCCTGGAGGCCATAGGAGGCGATTTCTCCCCGGGGGCGGTACAAGTGCCCGCAGAGGGGGAAACGGGCGAAACACGGTCCCCAGGAGTGGAAAACGCTGGAGGGGAGAGGGGCGGGGGACAGCCCGCCGGGCTGCACGACCTCCAGGACAGCATCGAGGAGGAGGCCGGGAAGGCCGGGAAGGAGCCGTCGCTGGAGGACATGATGGAGGAGAACGGACGGCGGGCAAGGAAACTGAGGCTGGAGGGCATCGACCAGGTGACGGGGGAGGGGATGCCCGCGCACACGGAGAGGGTGGCCATCCCCGACTACCCGATACAGGAGCAGTGGCTCACCCCGGAGGTGGCCCTGCAGCCCATGTACCGCAAGGTGGCCGCGCTGGGAAGCGTGGGGGCCTATGTGGAGTGGTTCAACACCGTGCACAGGGAGGAACTGGAGGGGACAGCCATCAACGCGGAGGACGTCATGAGGCAACTCTTCCTGCTCAGGCTGCGGCGCGACCCGGCCTTCGCCTTCGCCAAGTGCTTCTCCATCCTCGACAAGGAAAGCGGGCAGAACATACCCTTCCGGCTCAACTACCCGCAGATAGTCCTGCTGGAGCGGCTGGAGGGCATGAGGCGCGAGGGGAGGCCCATACGCGTCGTGCTGCTCAAGGCGAGGCAGTGGGGGGGCTCCACGCTGGTGCAGCTCTACATGGCCTGGGTGCAGCTCTTCATCATGACGGGATGGAACTCGGTCATCATCGCGCAGACCAAGGACACGGCGAGGCGCATCAAGGGCATGTACTCGCGCACACTGGCCCACTTCCCCGCACAGGTGGTCTTCTCCGCGCCCAGGCTGCGCTTCTCGCCCAAGGAGGGGTCGGCCTCCGACTCGACCATCACGGACGAGGCGGGGAGGGTGGTGCGCGACAACGTGATCACGGTGGCCTCCTTCGAGAACTTCGAGGCCACGCGCGGGGCGAACTTCGCGATGGCGCACTTCTCCGAGGTGGCCTACTGGACAAACACGCCGGGGAAGACCGCCGAGTCCGTCATCACGAACATAGCGGGCGGCATGCTCATCGCGCCCATGACGCTGGAGGTCATGGAGTCCACGGCCAACGGCATGTCGGGCTTCTTCTACGACGAGTACCAGATGGCCGCCGACCCCAGGAAGAAGTCCGTGAGGGAGGCGCTGTTCATACCCTTCTTCCTCATCCCGCACGACACGAAGCCGTTCAAGGACATGAACGAGCGCCTGCGCTTCGCAAGGGCACTCCTCGAGAACCGCCACGACGAGACGGAGACCCCCACCACCGAGTCGGGACACTACCTGTGGACACTCTGGCAGAAGGGGGCCTCGCTGGAGGGCATCAACTGGTACATCGAGAAGCGGGCCTCGTTCCACGACCACGCGAGCATGGCCTCCGAGGCGCCGTCCGACGACGTGGAGTGCTTCAAGCACTCGGGGCGCACCGTCTTCGACCAGTACCTGGTGGACAGGTACCGCAGGGAGTACGCGAGGGACCCCGTGTACACGGGGGACATCATGCAGCCGGAGGACGGCGCGCCCAGACTGCTGCCGCCCGACCCGAAGGGGCTGCTGCGGGTGTGGCAGAGACCCGACAACGCGCCCACCAACGACAGGTACCTCGTGGTGGTGGACGTGGGGGGACGCTCCACCAAGGCGGACTTCTCCGTCATCACCGTGGTCGACCGCTGGCCGCTCAGGTTCGGGGGGAAGGCCGAGGTGGTGGCCCGGTGGAGGGGACACATCCGCTACGACTTCCTGGCATACAAGGCCGTGATGGTGGCCAGGCTCTACAACAGGGCGCTGCTGGTGTTCGAGTCGAACACCTTCGACAAGAAGAAGGCCGAGAGCACGGAGTTCGTGGAGGCCGGAGACCACACCAGGGGAATACTCGCCTCCATAGAGGACACCTACGACAACCTGTACATGCGCACGTCCACATCGCCCGAGGACATCCGCAACGGAAAATTCAAGAAAGTGGGGTTTCAAACAAATGTTAAAACCAAGCAGGACATGGTGGACCACTTCATCGTGTCATTCGAGGACAACGTGCGCTTCCTCGACCCCGACCACAGGGCCTACGAGGAGATGGCCATCTACGAGCAACGCGAGGACGGCTCCTACGGGAACATCGACGGGAGGGACAACCACGACGACATCCTGATGACGGACATGATTGCCGACCTCATCTCCGACCAGATGCCCCTGCCCTCGACGGCCAGGCCGGACGCGAGGGAGGAGAGAAGCCAGGCCACGCGGAACGAGTCCTACCTGTGACAGGGAAGGGCCAGGGCAAGGGAAGCGGACGGGCACAGGACACGGCGGGGAGGAGGGCACGGACACGGAGCCCTGCACCCGCCGCCGATTGCTGTAAAACAATATTACCCTTCAACACGCTCGCCGCCCGGCCTGCCATGCCTGCTCGGAAAACACCCCCGGAGAACAGCCCGCACGGACACTCCGGCCAGGCTGAAAACTCCCGCGAAAAAGGGGACGCAGACCACTGAAAACAGGGGCGCGGAAAGAGGGGTGGAACAATTGGAACAATCGGGAACAATCAAAAAAAAATTGTTCCACCTTGTAAGACGTTGAAACAGCGGTGCTTACAAGGCTTTGGAACAATAAAGGCACAAAAAACATATATATGAGTAGTATGAATTAGGGAGAGGGTCGCGCGGGTATAAATAATAGCGCGCGTATATATAATGTGTAGCACCGCTATCTTATATATCATAGCATTTTTTATATAGAAATCATTGTTCCATTGTTCCAATAGGGTATATAGTAATGCGGTACAGGAAGTTAGGTGGAACAATACGGATTGTTCCACATTGTTCCTCTATTGTTCCACTACTAGTCCGAAAACAGGTTTCGGACTGGCGGAAATCCGTTTTCGGGTGGGGTTATTGTTCCACTATTGTTCCACTATTGTTCCACCCGATGGACTTTTCCACGGATTGGACACCCCCCGCGAGACCACCTGAAAGACCCCTGGAACGGCCTCGCGGAAGCACTCCCGAAGACCGCGAAAACAACCCGCCAAAAGACCTCTCAAGAGCCCAGGACTACATGGTGCCTGACTTCTTATAATGTAAATATAAAATACCTAATGTAAGGATGCATGGAGAGTCCTCACACGGTACCTACAGCCTCCCCTGCACCCGCATGGAGAGTCCTCGCATGGTATCTGAGCCCCGCAACACGCACTCGCCCCTCCTTTCATATTTGATAATTCACGCCCCGGATATGGAGAGTCCTCATATGGTACCTAAGCCCCACGCGGTGCTTCCGGGCTGTACCGCGAAGCACTTCCGTCTCGTGGTACACGCGCCAGTCTCTCTTTCCCTATTTAATAATTCACGTTGCGGATATGGAGAGTCCTCATATGGTACCTAATCCCGCAACATGTATACGTCCCTCAACAGGTGTCCGCCCCTCTTTCCCTATTTAATAATTCACGTTGCGGATATGGAGAGTCCTTATATGGTACCTAAGCCCGCGGCATGTATACGCCCCTCAACATGCGTCCGTATGCTGCCTTCCCCACCCATCTCGCTACACGCGCCCATCTCGTGGTATGCGTCCGTCTCTCTTTCCCTATTTAATAATTCACGTTGCGGATATGGAGAGTCCTCACGGAGTCCCATAGCCCCCTGGCCTGCCACGTCCGTCTCGCTATATTCGTCCTCGCCCAAGAAGCCCCCGCATCGAGTTGTGCCACAGGGGCATGGGGATATCGGCAACCAGCGAGAACCATACGCGCGCCTGTTCTTATAAGGGTTCTCGAAGTGTGGAGCGTTTGCCTGCCTTTCCCCGTTTGCCTGCCTTTCCCCGTCTGTCCTGCCTCTCCCCGTCTGTCTGGTCTCTCCTGCGCTGTCCCGCCTGCCCCCCGTCTGTCTGGTCTCTCCTGCGCTGTCCCGTCTGTCCTGCCTCTCCCTCTCTGCCCCTTCCCGCCCTGGTATCACGCCACCCGCTTGCCTGCATTTCCCGGGCACGGGCCTTCGGTCTGTCCCTCCCGTTTTTCCTGCCAGCCCCTCCCCGCTTGTCCTCCCCAGTCTGCCCGGCCTCTCCCCTCGCTCAGAGCGCCACACCACCCGCTTGCCCTCCCCAGTC